AAAGCAGCAATAATTCGTTGACAATTTTCAATAGATCTTTTCATATCCATTGGCAACTTCAAATGTGCACTTCTAGTAACAAATGTAACACCTTGCAAATAAAGTCTTTCAATATGTCTACACAAAACAGCATCTGTTTGAATATTCTCAAGAATATCATTGCTTAAAACTTTTCCAACTTCCATCGCCCAAATCTCAATGCCAGAAATAAATTTCTCAGCTTCTCCAATTTCACGACAATATCCATGAAAATATTCAAAACAATAATCATACAAAAAACTAACCAGTTTTCCAAGACCCTTCCACGAATTATCCATGGCTCTCATAAAATTTCCAAATTTAGTAGCAGAAACAACGAAATCATCAATTGAAGAAGATTTTGGAACACTTTTCAAAAACATTGTACCAAACACAACAGAAACAAGTGTTGCTAAAGCAGTAAAAGACTCCTTAGAAACAATTTCTTCTTCATTTGATTGTGCATTTCTACCAAGAAACATTGCAATAACAAGGGGTAAGCAAGAAATTAAAATGCGGACAGCTTCATTTGCATCAAGAATGGGAACATCAAAATTCAAAAAGAAATCCAAAAGGGACAAACCAACAATGGTGGAATTCCAATCAGAAGCATAGCAAATGCCAATCTTAGTAATCAATGACATAACCTTTCTCAAATTATCTCCAGAGAAAGTAGATTGTGCCAAAGATGACAATTGATCAATGATTGGTTGAACACTAATGTTATGATTAACATTAATGTCAAACAAACTTTGAGCTTCTGGAAGAAATTTCTTCCATTGGGGGAAATGATCAAAATGAGAATAATCAACAACAGAATAATTTTTAATCAAAGGTTCAATATTGCGGTAGATTATTTGGAAGTCAAGTTGACTTTTGTCCAAATGGACTTGCAAAATTCCAACAGTTGTAGTTATGTCGAAATAAAGTGCATTGTGTTTTTGGGGTTTCTTCTTCCAAGCAATCAATTTTCCACGAATAGAAATTAAATCTAAAATAGAACACTCCAAATGTCCATGAGTTAAAACTCTTCGTGTTAACATACGTTTTGTAGCATTGTCACCAGTATTCCACCATTTTTCAAATTGGCCAAAATTCCAATATGACTTACAAGAAGCACATTGAGCTTCAGGCAAAGCATCAAATTTAGGGTTAACATGAGTGAAATCATCATAAATCAAAAACTCAGAAATATTAAAGAAACTTCCATCTTTATGAGAATTCATACAATGATTGATTCCAGCTTCAACAGTTTTAAATAAGAAACCACAAAAAGCACAACGACAACCACCAAGCATTTTACAAAAATGATTGTTAAGGGGTTTGTCACAGAAGCAAGATAAATCACATTGGCCAATACAGCCGTTGTTTTGTGTGTGATTATAAAAAGCTCTCTTTGACTTAAAAACTAAATTGCAAATGTTGCATCGAACTTCATTAGAATAGATAGAGACAGATTTACCATGAGGGGTAATTAGTTCATAGGAATT